TTTAGTGTAGTGAGCCTGTCGGACATCCATAAGATGCCCACCTTCCCAGCCTCTCAGGATACGCCCTATTTTGCCCCCTGAAGCCTCTGTAAAGGCTGATTGACCTGCTCTGTGAGTATGTCCACAGATAACGCTAATACCCTGCCTACGAGCCGCGTCAAGGGCTGTAAGACCAGGTGTAGGCTTTACGCTTCCCTCATCTCCATGAACTGCCACAATGCCCTTTGCAATGGCATAAGGCTTCTTGTGATAGGTAATTCCTAGTTCATCAAGCCTCATAAACTTCTCGAAGCGCAACTCTGGCAATGCCAAGAATGCAGGAATCTTCTTCATCGTCACATTGTAAAGTCTGTCTGTGTGATTGCTTCGGATCATGTGAGCTTCTTTAGCATGCTCAACTAATGACCAGAGAACCTCAACGGTTTCATCTCTGTCAGCAGCTAGTGTCTGCTCGTACCATCCTGGAGTGTTCTCTGTCCATCTGGAAATCTGTGGTAGGTCGATTTCATCTCCGAGAGTAACGACAGAATCGGGGCGAAACGCCTTAATAAAACTTGCAACATTTTTAACAGCTACTGCATCGTGATAGGGAACTTGTAAGTCCGGAACTACTACGGTTCGCTTCATTCATCCTCATCGTCATACCAGTCTGGCTCTGGGATATTAGGGTTGATTGGGTTTGGGAGAATCCATTCAGGATAAGCGTTCTTCTCCACAATAATGGCAAGTGCCTGATCAACTGGGAAGCCTGCTCTGCGTAAGGCGCGATACATTTCATGCACGCCAATAGCCCACGCATCTAATTTGGAATAACCTTCATCCGTTAGCTTCTGAGTTGCTTTTCTTGCCATAAGAGAATTGTTACCTCTCTAAGATACGAATAATTGTTTCGACACGCGCTTCTAATGCAGTTATTTGGTCGCGCATAGATGAGCCGCTATTTGGCTTTAGTTCGTTTAGGTAATGCTTTACTAACCATTTCACAGCACCAATAAATGAACCAATAACGGTCAGAGCAACAGCTACAACAGCCGCCCAGTCTTGGGCTGACATTACTTTTTAGGTGTGGCATATCCGAATACGCCTGCTAACACCGCCCATAAAATTGCACGGTAATCGACATCGAAGTTACTTGCTGCCCAAGCTGAGAGAAATGCACCAGCTGTAAGTACGAGAGGGTTTTTCATGTTCATGTATTTGCTCCTAGCATTGGGATTTGGAAGAACGAAGAATCATGGTCGCCCTTTTTAGTAAAACTAATATGGATATGAGCGTGATGAGAAGAGATTCCCTTATATTTTTTCCAACGGAAAAGCGATCTGCGTGAGGCAATTTTTCCTGCATAAATGACATAAGAGATTCGTTTGTCTTTCTTGGCGCATAAGCGTATTTGGTCGGCAAGATAAGCACCTGTGCTGGGGCGTGAGTCGAAGTCCTTATCCACATCAATAGCCCGGACGATTCCGTTAGACGGATCGGGATTGTGGTCACTCTTACGATTGGAGTGCTTGGCATCGCCTATCCAACCATCGGACTTTCTATCGCGGTCAGGGAATGAATCATCAATCTGCTCACGAAGTTGTTGCCCTGCTTTACAGAGTAGAGGCTTCATCGAGGCTCGCTAAATATGCTTGGTAATCAGAGTTTGCTGGGTCTTTTGGAATCCAAGCACCATCAGAACGAACAATCATTTCAATATCACTTGGAGTAATAACAACTTCGTAAGTGTAGTTTTCCATTTTATAACTCCGCCTCAAATGTTGCCGAATAATTCACTGCTGCGTTTGTTGTCCAGTTGGCTGCCGAATTGTAAATGTTGCCAGAAGTCGTTGCTGAGCCATCTAGTGCCATTGTTCCAGCACTTCCAGTATTTACGCTAAATGTGCCACCTGACCTAAGAGTTGGTGCTGTTCTCATAGTCACTGGGAATGGGATGCCGCCTTGATATAAAAAGTTTGCATTAAAGGCTCTTGCTGGAAAATTAGAACCTGCGGTAATTGCATAACAATACCTTTGGCAAGCTGCCAATTCACCTTGAATAGTTCCTGTTGCAGTCTGGAAGGCTGTGGCTGTTGAGCCTTCTTCTACTTGGACACCCCAGATTTGGAAAGTGTTATTCTGCACTCCGATAGACTGACCCACTCCAATACCACTACCGCTTGAAACTAATAGCCACAAATTGAGATAACTGTTAGTTCCCAAAGTTTTACCAGTCAATGATGGAATTGTTACAGTTGTTGTGTATCTAGCCCAAGATGTCGACAGTGTGACTGTTCCGCCATTTGTGCTCACATCAGAAGAACCACCTGCACCAAAGTATTGTCTAAAAGCAACAGCCATCTTTGGTGTACCGCTTGACGCTTTAGCCCAAAATGAAACAGTTACAGTTTGACCAGCAAATGTGCGAACTTCTTCAATGCGTTGAAAAATATCAGCATAATCATTTACACCGCTTTGACCCGATGTAACTATTTGTAAAAATGTCTTTCCTTCGTATCCTGAAACTGGAGCAGTACCAGGCGTAAATGTTTGTGAACTATAAGTAACTGTTCCACCTGAAAAGTCTGTTGACCAACGATCAAAGGTATAAACAGAGTTTGTTGTAGTAGAAGTAAAACCGCGTTGATTAATATAGAAATCACCATTTATGATGGCGTTCTTGCCAGCAGCGTATCCAAGCGAAGGTGCAAGATAGGCGTTAATTGTGCCATTCGTATCATTTACATCTGATGCGGAATAGACATCTCCATTCGCATAGGTCGTTTTAAGCGGAAGTCCAACAGCCATTAGCACACCTCTTTCATAGGGTCAATTCTAATACATAACATCGAGTAAAGGCTCCTGCGTAGCAAAAGTGGTCACCCATGTGTTAGGGGTGATTGTGTGGGCTATGCCCTGAATCTGTAGCTTCTTTTGAATAGTTGATCCACCAGGTTGTTCATTGGTTATATCTACTGTGTTAAAGAAGTCAAGGCTTAAAGCTGCTGTAACGCCTGCTGAGTAGTTCGGAGTCACCAAGTCTAGTGTGATGGTTTCAATGCGAATGCTGGTGTCCTTCTTGCTTGTCACATAGGCAGTAGCAAGAGCTAGGGCATTGGCATCAGTTTGCATCAACATATCGGATGCGGTGATGGATCGTGTGAAGTAAGCAGCGATAGATGTCGCATCTGAATAAGTCTGTGCTGTGCCACCGATACGGGTCACAGTAGCCTTGTTTACGATTGTCTTGTCATCTAAGGCAAAGGTGATTCCTGCATAGTTAATGCCTGTGCCTGTTTGATTAAATACTGTTGGACTAGCAGCTTGGGCATCCACCACAAATTGTCTGCCCTTAAAGGTTGCCACGCCGTTCTCATCGATGTAGAACGCGCCCTGCTCTGTGAACTCAGCGGTCTGAATTGCTTCTAGGACTGTGCGAGTTGTGCCAGGGTCTGCCACGCAAGTCGTAGCTCCTGTGCCAATGCTGGTGAATGCAGGCGGCCAGGCAATCATGCTAAGAATAGATTGGACGCGCTGCGCCGTTGTCTGCCCTGCTGTGCCACCTGTAACGGTTGTGACATTCGAGTTATACATCAAGCGGAATGCGTCATAGCAGATAAAGGTTACATATCCTGTTTCTTGACCTGTTGGATAGGTATAGCGATATTCGGTGATGTAACCGCCAAATAAGCCATAAGTAACGCCGCCATAGATAGCAGATGCCTGTATCTTCCTAAGTGGCTGTAATAGCCCGTAATAGGGGCTAGAGGTGTTCTGTGGGTTGAAGTCACCGTTTGGATCTACAACTCTGATAGTTGCCTGACCTGACTCGTAATTATCCTGCAAAAGGTTGCGCCCTCTACGGGTTGAGATGTTTGTGGTCTGAGCAGAAACATCGACAATGACAGGAATGGCAGAAGCTAGTTCAGCAAAACCCAGTTGTGAAGTACCCAAGATAAACGGATTACCGAATGAAGCTCCACCCGATAGATTTATCTTGACTGAAAGGGTTGCTGGTAATGCCATTATCTGTACGCAGTCGAATAGGAGATTGGGATTCCGGAAGCCTGATTATTGTAAATGCCCTGAGTGATGGCATTGACTAGATCGCGCTCTGTTGTAACTGATCCTTGAACATTAACTACAACGGATGCTGCTCCGCCTGATGAGCTGCTAAATTGTCCAAGTCGGCTTTGCAATGCTGATAGGTCTGGCATTGCTAAATCTAATTTACTGCGAACTATTTCCCTTTGTACATCTAATGGAGTGCTTGGGCCTGTCAAAGTTTGTAATTGTTTAACCTGTGGGGCAACAGCATCGAGCATTCCTCTAATAGTTGCTCGTAGCGCTTCGATAAATGCCGCAAAAGCATTCTCTGCCTCATTAGCCTTCTTAATCATTCCTGCCATAGCAGCATTTTGATCATAGATTGCAATCTTGGATAAGAGGCGCATTTTGGTTTCTTCATCGGCTGATTGGTTAAGAGCTGCGTACAATCCAATGCGTTCAACATCAAACTTCTTCTCAAGTTCTTTAAGTGCTAGTTCATCGCCTGTAAGGGTAATTTTTCGAGCTGTAGAATCATTATCAATCTTCTTTAGATTGTTTTGTTGCTTTTGTAGTCTAAGGCCTTCTTTATTGATTCTGTCGATAGCAAGTCGTTCTCCAGGCGATTGCTGTGGTGTGCCTGCTGAACGAGCCTTGCTTGATGCACCTAATCTTGAAAGAAGTCCTAATCCTGAAATCTGAGTGCCAGCATTTAGAACATCGCCAATAAAGCCTGCGCCTGGCAATGACTTGATTGCTTTTGCAAGAACACCGATGCCATAAATTGCATTACCAATTTGTGTGGCAAAGCCTTCCATTGCTGTTGTTGCTCCGCCAATGCCATCCTTGCCTGCAACCATCTGCATGGCATCTAGAAGGTCTTTACCGATAATCTCTTTAGCGTTATTGGATGCAACAGTTAGTTTGGCAATCGCACCTGCATAGCCTTCGGCAGCAGCTAGTGCTTGTCCTCTGAACTTGTTTGTAAGTTCTCCGATAATGACATCCATGTCACCAGCTTTGAGTGTTGCCTTGTCTAGTCCTGCACCAAGACGGCTAAGCGCTGTTGTCTGACCTAAAAAGCCGCGAGATAAAGCAACAGAGACTTGACCTAAGTCGCGCCCTGTACCAGCGCTAATATCTAAAGCAAGTGCTAACGCATCTTGTGAATTCTTAACATCGCCTGTGGCTGTAAGAAGCGTTCTAAACGCTGGGCGAAGGTCATCATCTAAAACGCCTGTAACGCGCTGTAAGTCACCAATGAACTTTTCAACTTCGATGGCTGCAAAGGCGTTGCCAGTATTTGCTAAGGCTAAGGCTAATGATCGTGCAGCCTTTTCATCTGCTGCGAATGCCTTGACTGACTCTTTGCCAAATGCGTACAACTTAGAAGCTGCAAAGACTCCAGCAAGTTGCTTACCTAATTTAGCAACGGACTTCTCTAGTTTAGATGTAGCGGTTTCTGCCTGCTTAAATGCTTTATTGCCGGTGTATTCGGCTGCAATATCAATTACTACATTAGCCATTAGCGAGTGCCTACCATTCGATTGAAAGTCTTGCCAGCATTGTCAATAGCCTTTAGAACAGCCTTTGTAGCGTTGCCTTTGTCATTCTCCCAAGCCTTGTAAATCAAGCGACCACGCTCTTTGCCTGTGCCAGTTAGTGGGCCCATTGCCTGAGCAAAGTTAGGGCGTGATGACGGCTTTGTGCCTGGCGCTCTGCGACCTGCTGTTTCATAGATAGCACCAGCTGCTGAACGGTTGCGAATCTGCGCTAATGCTGTAAAGCCTCTGCGATTAGGTTTTGATGGTGTTGTCTTGTAACCAATACCGCGCTTGACAATAGATGCGTTAAACACAGGGAACTTGCCACCTTCACGCGCCCAATTACTTAATGGCGAAACGGTGACATATCCTCTAGCTTCTTTTACAACAGGCTTTAGAACGCTTGCGATTTCCTTCTGTGTTTCTTTGCTTAATTCTGGTGCGAATCTGCGAAGTGCCTTACGGAGTTCAACGCCGCCTTTGACGGTTGCTGGCATTGGCTATCTCCTTCGCATCTTCCTGTAGAACCTTGATTAGGTTCTTTAACATCACTTCATCTAGCTCTAATAATTGTGTTGGCGAGATCCCGAGCCTCACGCTAAGTTTCGCGATGAGGAAGGTGATCGAGTCTCGCCCTACGTTAAAGGTTCGTCATCGAGAACTTCAACCGAAGTTAAAGTTTCAATAAACTGTTCCCCAAACGGTTTTACAGTTTCACCCGAACGGCGGATACATTCCCAAGCAAGCCAAAAGATGTCGCTCATTTTAGAATCCTCGATTATAGCCTTGTGAAAGCCCTTCTTGGCATAAATCTCAAATCCGTATTGTATCAATGGAGTAATTGAGTATTCCCCAACTTGTCCATCTGCCCTTGTTACTTTTAACCTTGCCATTTTTTGCCCCTTTGTTTAGTTTTTTAGAAAGTACCTGTTGATGCTACTGCAATGGTTGAGTTCGCAGTAAATGTGATTGATTGTGTACCAATATCGCCAACAGCACCATTGATGTCTGTTGTGTTATTGACTAACAATGAAACTGTGTAAAGAGGGTTTGTAGCAGAAACTGCTGTTCCCTTTTCCTGCAAGAATACTGCTGTGACTGTTGTTCCCCATGCAGCTTGAAGTGTTGCAAGAACATTCGCTGATGC